CCATGTCGGTACAGCTCAGGCTCTTTTAAATCTTTGGTTCTGGCCTTGCTCACCATATGAATACCATCAACTTCTTCAATCGCAGTACAGTCATTTTTTAGGTTGTCATCCCTTGGCAAATCAATCATGTCGTCTTCAAAAGCAGATACAAGCTTGGGTGTCCATAAACCATACCAGTTACGATTCAGCTTAATTTCATGCACCATATGCTCACCGTACTTTTCAGCGGTATATTCAGCTAAGGTTTCACCTGTACCTGTGGCATCCATCGCAATACCACCAAAGCGCGGTAAACGATCCAACATATGCCATAGAATTTTCTTTTGCATACGTGCTGGAACATTGTGCATCTCGATAGCAAACGGGGCGATCCGACGCAAATCTGTATCGATGTAAAACGGTAAAATATAACTAAAGTCACGATGACGAGCATAATCCTGTCCAGCACAATGCTGACGACGCTTATCCAATTTTGCCAGTTCAGGGTCTAAATATCGTTGAATCCACTCATCGATATATGCGTCGCGCTCATCAGGAGTAAGCTCTTTAAAATCATCACCCAAGGTCAGACGTAGAATAGTTCTGACTTCAGGCATTGCACGTTCTACCCATAGCTGAGGTAAACATACTGATGATCCATCGCGGGGGATAGCATCTAACTCTTCACGCATGGCAGCTTTACGACTGCCATAAGCTTTACGAATCTTTTTATACCATTTCTCTTTGCCTTCAAGCGTTGCTGCTTTGCCTTGCATAAAGCAAACACGCTCATACAACCCATTCGCCACAGCATCATCAAAAGTAACCACATGCACTTTGGCATCTTCACCAAAGACACCGTTTTCAATATCTTTGACAAATTGATTGAACGGATTATTTTTACCGTTATGGGAACTAATGATGGAGATGCGACCACCCCAAATCAAAAGTGCGGTTGCTGCTTCAATCACGCCTTGAACATTGGGATGGAATGCAGCTTCATCAATAACAACTTTACCCTGTAAACCACGGATGTTCTCAGGACGGCTAGATAACGCGACAATTTGAAAACCACTCGAATAACGCACACGGTAGGCGGTGATCTGACGGGTTTCGCCTTTGTCATTTTGGTCTTCAAAAAGAAATTCTTCAATCTGAGAAATACCTTGACCCTGAGCCTCAGCAATAACGCGCGAAAACTTGGCACAATAGCCAATAAACTCCAGACCTTTTTCTTTGGTATCGCCAATGTAGTAAACACTCATACCGCCAGCTTCTTTGCTCGCTGCTGCGGTAAATACAGCATCAAAGCTTTCGGCAAAAGTAATACCAGTACGACGACCTTTAGGACAGGCTTTAATATCTGTCTTAATCTTTAACCACTCAACTTGGTGTTTCATCAAAACACCTTCCTCGAAAGGATTTAAGTTGTTCGGTAAATTACGCGCACGTTCTGGAAGTTCATCCCAGTCAATAATTCGTACTGTATCTTGCCGTGGCTTTGGTGCATTCATCATTATTTGATGCCTAACACTTTTTCACGCCAGAATTGAATTTGCTCTTCGCCCATACCTTGTGACGCAGCAGCTTTTTTAAGATTTTCATCTTGTTCTTTCAGTAACTCTTCACGAGCCAACCGCCGAACTTCTTCCCGATTATCCATTGCCTTTTCTTTGGTCATCATTGCTGCACGAGCAGCACGGGCCAAAGCACCTACAGCATCAATATCCATTTTCGGTTTTTCAGGATCATCCCCAGTATTGGTTAGTTCATCTAACGCTTTTTTGGTCACAATCGCTTGTACAGCCTGAGCAAGTAACATCCCGCCTTTGTCGTCTGGATCTTCACCAAATTCCTTGACGAGCACCTCAGATGCCGCAGCAAATTCACGCATGGCTTTAGCTTCTTCAGCCCAACCTTTTTTCTCACGCCCTAGTGCGGAACGACTTGGAATACAGTCCACAGGAAATTCGGCACGAATTTCATCCATCATTTCATTGAGCGTGAGCCGATCTTCGCGCAGCATTTTTTCAATAAAGGCACGTTGCTCATCAGAAAGCTTATGCATAAAAGACTTAGCCATAATTGCCAATACTCCTAAGCTGAAGGGCGCTTGATACCATGAATACGCGCACGACCTTCAACATAGTCCTGACCACGTTCAGTGAGACGAACGACTAATACAGCAGGATTGTCCATTTCAATATCAATACAACCTTGCTCTTTCAACCAATACAGCTCAGTTTTGACCTGATCACGACTAAAGCTTAAACCCCAATGATTCAGTCCACTGTGCAATGTAGAGCTATTACCACGATAGCTAGGCATTTCATTTAGCAAGCGCAGCAACACAAGTCGCATTTCTTCTTTTAGATGATTTTCAAAGCTCATACGACCTCACTTATTGTTATTTAAAAGATAATCCTCAATCCGTTTAACTCCTTGCTCAACACCACCAAGCTTAGAATTAACAGTATTGAGTTGACCTTGTAAATTTGAAATATCAACACGGGTTGGCATATCTTTCATTGAGTTTTCAAGGGCAATAACACGCAAATGAAGATCAAGCATTTCTTTAGCTGAGGCGCTGTGTTTCTGGATAATCCATGCATAAATACCTAAAGCAGTCACCACAATCCATTGCACCTCAGCAAAGCCAAGCTTTAAAAAATCAAACATCGGCATCTCCTTGCACTGGCATCAAAGGCTTAGGTTTACTCTGATTAATAAAGCGCGTTAGAAAACCAATAATTGCAAGAATTGTAGTTACTTTCCCTTGACTCGCTTCAGGAATTAAACTCACAATTTCGGGTGGAATACCGTAAACTGAGATATAACCAATAAGAATAAACATCCAGTTACTAAGCCATTTCCAACCCGATTTCCAATTATTCACCAATAAACCACTATGAATTGACGCTTCTACTGAAGTGATCACAGGTAAAATTTGTTGCGCTTGACGTTCAATATGATCTTTAAGCTCAGTCACACGAGCTTGATGGCGCTTGGCTTGTTCCGATAGTTGTTGTTTAGATGCAGCAACTTCTAAGGTCAGATTATCAATCTGACCAGTAGCCTTATTTAATTCACTACGCAAAGCATCATGCTGATCGGGGCTAATCACTTGAACTTTTAAATGTTCTTTAACCGCATTATCAACACGAGTTTTAAAAAGAGAACTGGGGATTTTATGTTGAGTTTTTTTCATATTTAACCCACCAACTCAAAGTGCGGGTAATCTTTGGTTTTAACCCAGTTACCACCCCATGCAATTGCCACTTTTAGCTCAACCGCAGCGGCTTTCATAGCAACTGAAATTGCTTTAAATTTTGATAAATCATTCCAATCAATAGGATAGGGAACTAAATCCACCGCTTCACCTTTCACATGCTTAGATGCAAAAGGATCAGTCAGCCATGTCACTTTTGAAAGGCTTGGTTGAGCATATTTTTCAGGAATACCACGCAGCTTACACTGTTCTATAGTTCGACCTTTGCCCCAGTTGATCATGCACTGCTCACGACTACGCACGCCCTCAACCACCATAAAGTCCTGATCAGTCAACTGGATTGCACGTCGTACAACTTCGACCAAATCAGGATTTACACCTTGCAGGCGTGACAGACTTAATTTTGATAGTACATATTGCTTTTTAGTCACAATAAAACCTTTTAAATCATTATTTAATATGTGGTTATTGTTTGACTTTTAAGCACTATATTTGAGCGGAATTACTTCCAATAAAAAACCGCCCGAAGGCGGTAAAAGAGACCATTAGAGTTATAGATTACGCTTCAAACAAGTCAAGTTGATCATCATCTTTATGCTTTACAGGCTTATTCTCAACCATATCTTTACGGATTTTTCTGATCCAACGTGGCGTAACGCGATATTTTTCAGCAAGTTGATCTTGGATATTTGATGATGCACCGAGTTCTTCTAAATCTTGTTTAATACGTTGGTCGCGCAGTAGGCCAATGTAACGATCCGCTTTAGGGATATAAACACGATCACCATTCCAGAACTGGCATAGTTTTTTTAAATTATTGAAGCCTAATAGAATAGAAAGTTCATGACTTTCAGAAATTGACTTAACAGGTGGGAATGAATAGTCATGTCCACCGAACCGCTGAACTAAAGTCATTGCGGTTCGGTAGTCAGTAAGCTGAATAATGGTTCTAAGGTTTTCGGGAAGTTTGTGGAGGTACTCGTCTTTCATTGGGCAGTCTCTTTTTTCTGTACTCTAATGCCGCAACTATACGATGTAACTCACTTTCTGTGCAAAATTCTAACGCTTCTTTTTTAAACATTTTTTTAGCGATGCCAATTGCATAGTTCCAATGCAGCTCGGCATCTGTCAAAAGCGCTTCAATCTTGTCCATCAAAGCATCCTTGGATGCTTTGACTTTAGGTTTAGTTCCAAATTCCTTCTTACTAAACCCAAGTTCTTCTAAACGTTTTAAAACGGCTACCAGCTCATCATCATTCAAGTCCTTGGCAGATCGCTTACCAGTGACCTGCTGTAGTAGATCCCGATAAGTATCATCATCCATTCCTAGCTCTTTCTTACCTAGATGAATGGCTGCTAGGCGGTGATTACGTGAGGCCTTCTTCATATTGACATCTCACTTATAAACTCAATTGAATCACTCACTTTAATCAAGTG